AAGGGAGTAGGCGTCTAAAAAGCGCGCGAGAGTTCAAATCTCTCCTTCCGCGCCAAAGTACCGATTTTAGCTGTTTTAAAGCTAAAATCGGTACTTTTTATGATTTTCGCCCCATTTTCTGCGCATTTTCAAAAAGCAAAAAATCACGTTATGACACGCTCTGTAACATAAAATTATTTCACGTATGCTACATTGTATGCTACAAATTCAGCGCAGTGCGAGGGGACTCCCCTATTTTTTGCTACATGGACTTTATTTTCCGAAGCATAGAATCATAGACTCTTCGGTTCACAAGCGATAATGTGTCCATAAGTTCATCAACGACTGCCCAAGCCTTTCCAGGATCCTTCCCCGCTACCGCAAGCAAAAACTCACTGTCCCCGTACTCGCCCACGGTAGCCGGTTCTGCGGTCACAGGGGCGGGAGCGCCGGAGTAGTAACCCACATACTTGCCGCCGTCGCCCCGTTCCTCTTCCTGCATCTGCTTGCGGATCACGTACAGATCCGCAAGCTTAGCGTAATTCTTATAGTCGGATTCCTCATATTCCAGGCGAGCAATCTCTTTCCGGATTTCGGCTGCATCCAACATATTGCGCTCTCCTTATGCCCGCTCGATCTGCTCCATGCAGCGGCGGATCGCTTCGCGGGTTTTATCGTCGTCCGCATCGCGCATCATATCTTCAAGTTGCGCGCGCATATGCTCGCGGGCGTCTGTGCGGCTGTAGCGGCCCATTGCGTCGCGGCGGCGGCCACGGTAAGAGCTGCCCCGGCCGTAAGTACCGCGCATATCCGCCTCCCACTCGCCATCGCGGGAATAGCCGCCGTCTTCACCCATCTCGATCTTGTAGGTATTCTTGATGGAACTCGTCAGCTTCTGGATCGCGTCCAGATCGCCCGCAGACATTTCACGCTTGTCGGCGATTTCGTCAAGCTCTTTGCAGAGCATTTCACGCAGGTTTCTCAAATCGTACATATTGCATCCTCCTTTCACGATACGCGCTCGACGATCATATTGCTATTTGCGAAACTGATCGCCTGCGCGCTGGTGTTCTTCGCCGCTACAGTCAGGCAGCAGCCGCGCGGGACTTCCACGAATGTGGAAACGAAGATGTTGAAATAGTTCTCAACAGCCGCAGGGGTTACGGCCGCTGTGGCGCTGCTCAGAGGTTCGCCGTTGATTGCAAGCGCAGCGGTAATGGTGCCTACTGTTCCGCCTGTAGGGATAGCGATATTCGCGCCAAAGGATACGCGGAACTTTGCCTTGCATTGCTGCGTAAGCCCGCGCAGCGTAACAAGCCCGCTTCCTTCGCGATGTACGATGCACGGCTTTCCGCAAGCCGCCGTGGAGATCAGCGGGACGTTCTGCCCAGCGGCGACAGTTTGAATCCCGGATGATGTAAATTCAGCCATAAAATCATTCCTTTCATAAAAATACAGCGGCGGGACGATTGCCCCGCCGCGTTGCTATTGAGTATCGGCAATGGGGGCCGACCATTTTCGTGAGGCCACGAAAAAGCTCTACGATGTGGAGTTGTTACGCGCAGTTGCCGCAGCCGTAGTTGTAGCCGCTGTTGCAGCAGTACGGATTCGCAACAACATAGGCCGGGCTGGGACTCGGGCGAAGCGTGGAAACAAGGTAATTGTTCTGTGCCGCCTGCGATGCTGCCAGCTGGTAGCCGAAAAGCTGCTGGTTCTGCTCAGCAATCTTCGCGTCCTTCGCCGCAAGCTCCTGCGCCGTCAGACGCTGGTCGATGCTGCGGAAGCCGCAGTTCATGGCATCGATGATGTCGCGCGTGGTGTTCTGCACGGTGTTGCGGGTGTCGCACGCCTGCGTCGCCATGTCATAGCGCACCTGGGCGATTGCAGCGCGGTTTTCGCAGCAGCACTCCTGTGCCTGCATCGCCATGTTGTTCAGCTGCTGCATAAGCGTGGCCTGCTGGTTGCAGCGGGAAAGCTCGGCCTGAGCAAAGCCGTTTGCCATCGCCATGTTGGTGCCGTTGGCAAGCTGCGCCTGCTGGTAAAATCCGTCGCAAAGTCCCTGATTTACACTGTCGATCTTGCGCTCGATGTTGGAGAAGTCAGAGGCCAGCACATAGCCGTCTACAACGCCGCCGGAATTTCTGCCGTTGTTGCCGAATCCGTTTCCATTGCCGCCCCAGCCGCAGAAAATGGCAAGGAACAGGATGATGATCCACCAGCCATTATCACCGCCGAAGCCGCCCCAGCCGCCACCTGTCATGCCGGTAGGCGCGACGGGCATTGTCATGGTCGGGGAGCCGTCATTCAAACTCATTTTTTTCATTCCTTTCGTAGATTCAAAAGATTTATCTCAATCGTGGCCACGATTTTGATCGTTCAACTGTTCGGAATTCCCGAACTATTGCAGCAGTTGCCGGAATTGCCCCGCCACCTGCTGCAGCTGATTCAACTGCTGCTGCGAGATTTTCCCGCTTCGTACCAGCTTTTCGACCTCTGCTTTTGGATCCCCCTGAAAGCTGTTCTGAAACTGCCGGAATTGCTGCACCATATTTTGAAACTGCCCCATCGGGCCGGGCATCTGTCCGCCGCCGAGGGCCTGAAACAGTGGGTTAGCCATCGCTTTCAGCCTCCTTTGTCTTTCTCGCCGGTCTGGCGCTGGGGGCCGTCAGCTTGGCTACCAGCTCTTCAAACTCGCGGCGGGTCACATATTCCTCGCTCATGTCCCTTCGCGGCGCTGCGGGCGCTGGTGCGGCCTGTGCGCGCTCTACGAGATCGTAGGTTGTCATGGCCGGTTTCCCGCTCGCGTCGGCCTTTTTCACGTACACGACAGGCGCGTTCATATCCCAAAGCGTTACCGCGTTGTTGGGCGCGACGATAAAGTCGTTTGCGGCCTGCTCGTTTGGAACCCAGATGATCGACTGGTTTTGCGGCTGCTGTGGCTGCGGCTGATAAGCCGGCATTTGCGGTGCGGGCTGATACTGCGGACGCATCTGCATCTGCGGCTCCTGCATCTGCGGCATGGGCGGCTGATTGTAAATCGGCTGCTGGTATACATACGGCTGTTGCCCAAACATCATGCTTCCTCCTTTGCCCAATAAAACAGCGGTATCTCGTTGCCGCTGTCCCACGTATCAAAATAGCTTCCGTCCTCCGCGCAGACCACATGACTTGATAAGGCCAGTACGTACACGCCGCGCGGATGATCTGCGCAAAAGTCCGCGACGGTGTAGCAGTCCGGGCACGTGTTCGGGATTACGTTCCTGGTAAAGCCCTGCTGCCGGAGGTAAGCGCTCCATACGCTGTTTGCGCTCGGCAGATCTCCCATGATGAGTCCTTGCAGGCACAATCCGATATACACCTCGTCCCAGCTCTTCCCGGTCGCCTTTGCGATAGCCCTGACGGCGCAGTCCCCGACTTTCAGCCCGGCGGGGTTTGGATTAAAATAAGAAAATCCCATACCGAACACTCCTTTGATGTGTTCAGTATGGGCCTTCTTGCTGCTTCTTGTGCCTCAGTTGTGTATCAATTTGGTTCAAAATTTAAGCCCGCGGTTATTCCACGGGCTTAGTTTTTGTTATCGTTCGTTTACAGCCAGAATCTCTGCCGCCATCGCGGCCACATACGGCGGGCATCCACGCCGTCCGCCGCACCAGTCCTGCACGGTGCGCAGCGGGATTCCAAAATACTGCGCAAATCCGGTCTGCGTCAGGCCGTACATCTTGATCAGCTCTGGAATCGTGCAGTGTGCGCCGTCCCAGATCCCGCCGAGCAGCGCCAGCCGCTCCATCGGAACCTCAGCGTCCTCGGCGTCACCCCAGATGCTGGACAGTGCCAGATCAAATATATAGGTGTCGCGGTCAGCGTATGCGCCGGTTTCGGCGTAGAGGGCGGAGCGGATAAAGGGTGTGAGTTTCATTTTTCGATCCTCCTATACTGATGAATTTTGTTGCATGAGCGCGTCCCAGCTGGCCCAGAGTTTGCGGTTGCAAGGTTCGCCGTGCAGAGAATCGAGAATATCAGCAACTTCTGCCGGGCTTTGATAGTACAAAACGTACGTTTCGCCGGTCTGCGTGCGCCGAAATTGCAGCTTTTTCGGCCCTGCCGGAAAATGCGAGGATACTTGCGTTAAAAGCTCAGGCTGCCCGTAAACCCGCAGCCGTGGTGTCCTGGTGGGCTTGCCACGTACCTTGTGCGGCCAGAGATCAAGGCAAGCTTGCAGCTCCACCACACCGCGGCAAAATCCCTGCCAATCCGTCACGTCGGCGAGGGACGGGAGAAGATGCACCTTCGCGGATTTCACAGTCCAAAAGTCTTTCTTTCCGTCTGCGCGGTGCTGGAGGTATGGCGCGGTTGGGAAAAGCTCGGCAACCGCGTCAATGTACCACCGATCAACACAGCGAACAAGGAACTTGCCGCAGGTATCAACGCCGAGCAGCATGAGGATCGCTTGCTGATAGCCGTTCAATCGTCCTCTTCCCCCAAATCTGCGCGAAGTTCATCGAACCATGCTTCTGTTTCCGCCCAACTGTTGGCCGCGTACTCTTCATATGTTTCGAAACCCCCGATAATGTATCGGATATTGGTAAGTCTGTAGATTTCGAATGTATGGATATCCGCGAAACGGGCCGCGATCATATGCCCTTGCAGGTTCTTGTCGTAAGGTTCGTCTCCTACTGGAGCCATAACCTTCGCCAGAATTTCCGTTTGTTCCTCATACCATGCGTTGCGTTCTTCCTGCGTCGAAAACCGCATCGGTTCCTGTGCGCGGCCTGCGGCGCTTCCGGCTTCCATGATTCTAGTGATTTCCTCTACGCTCGTCATCTGTAGTTCCCTCCGTTTCAAATTCTATCGCCGTAAACCTGCACACGCTCCCACACGTCTTCGGGGATGTTGTGCTCAACCTTGCCGAAGTACCATGCGGCAAGCATATTGCCGTCGCTGTCGCGGCTTTCCTTGTTCGCAAGCGCCAGAAGACGGTATGCATAATCGGAACGATGGTTGAAAATGATCTGGCCGTTCTCGTCTGTGACTTTGTAAAAGTATTTGTACTGTTTCATTTTTGTTCCCTCCCGGCTTTCGCCTTGCTTTATCTTATGGCTTAATTATACACGCAATGCGTGTAATTGTCAAGAGGAAAATGCAAAATTTTTAAAAATAAGCGCCGATTTCTCGGCGCTTATCTCAGTTATACAGTTTGCTCGATGTCCGCTGCATCTCCCGCATGATCTCCGGCAGGCGTCGCTGTACCGTGGCGCGGCCCAGAAACAGCTCTGTTGCAACGTCTACCTGGGGAAGCTTATCCACAAAATAGAGCTGCGCGATCTTCTCATTTTCCCGGCCAAGATTGGCCTGATAGATTACGGCCTCCATATCCTTTCTGGTCAGCCTGCCCAGCTCTGGCGGCAGCTTGGCCCGCGCCTGCGGCGACATACGCCCCGCCTCCTTACTTTTCCTTGTGATTCAGCACAGCGATATTGCCCTTGTTGCTCACTTCGAGATCCAGCGCGGCGGCCAGGTCACGCACCTTGACGTAGTTCGTGCCGTCTTTCAGGATGCGTTCAACGGCGACTTCCTTGCCGTCCACGATGATCTTGCTCTTTTCTACCATTTCGGTTTCCTCCTCTGCATTTTTTCCATCTTCGAGGGCCATCACGGTATGGCCCTCGCTTACCAGTACGTCCCCGCGCAGGAGATTGGCGTCCGTCGTCAGATACTTGCTGCTATCCAGCAGCTCGAAGTCTCCCGTCGCGGGCCAATCGTGCAGCATACAGTAGGTGGTGCAGGAATTCCCCTGCCGACGGTAGAGCGCTTCGACCGACGCGCAGCCTGCGGCCACGGCGCAGAGCATCATGAGCGCGGAGCAGTCTGTCTCCACGGGCTTTGCGATCTTGCTCACGTCCCATCCGACGGCTCTGGCTGCCTCATACGCCGTGTTCCTGTTGTCCATGTCGTAGCCGATGTTCCGGTTCTTAATGGCCGCCTCGCACGTCTGCGCGGCCCGCTCGGCCTTTTTGCGGCTCTTGTATCGCAAGATGCCGAGCCAGCGGCCATTGTACCAGTTGGAGATATTCAGCTCCCGCCCGGTCTGGTTGCCGGGCTGCTGGTTGCGGCCGCCCGTCTCGCCGAGACTGGCCTGCCCGATCTTGATGCTCATTTCTGCGCATCCTCCTTCGTGGCGTTGTCAATCGCGTCCTGCGCTTTCTGGCTCTGTGTGCCAAAGTAAAACGCGATCACGACGGTATACACCATCATAAAGTCCTGCGAGATCTTCCCGGCGACTGCCATGTACGCAAATACCGCCGTCAGCACCAGCGTGACGATAGATTTGACGCTCAGCAGATTGCCGAGCCGCTTCTTGATGTTTTCCATATGTATACTCCTTTCAGTCCTTCAGCACGATCTCTGCGATGCGTGCTGCCGCTTCCGGGCCGTACTTTTCGGCCCATTTATCCATGTACTTCTGCGCGTACTTCGCGCGGTTCTCATTTTTGGCCTTCCAGAGGTAAAAGCCGCTGGAGGCCGTTGTTTCGGCCAGCACCGCAAGCGTGATCTCCGTCAGATCTGCGCCTGCCGCGCAGGCGATGATGAGCGCGAGGCTGACGAGCGCGCTGCAAATCAGCCATTTCTTGCTAAACTCCATTGCTATGTCCGCACTGCGCCTCCAGCTGGTGCAGGAATTTTTTCACATCGCCGTTCCCGCCCATCTTTTTATACTTCTCTCCGGCGATCAGGCGTTCAGCCATTGGCATTTCCTCCGACATGATGGTCAGCCGGAGAATTGCGAGATATTGCTCATCCTGATGCTCTTGCATTTTCCCGAGCTTTTTGTCGATCTCGGCTAGGTGCGCCTCCTGCGTTGTGGCCTTGCCGCGCTTTTTCTGAACCGCGCTGACGATGGCATTGACTACCGCCGTCAGCGCGGATGAGCCAAGAGCGGCGCAGGCGAGGGTGACGATGATGGTTTTGGTGTCCATTTTTCTGTACCTTTCTCTTTTATTTGCCGGGCTAATCGTCCGCCATTTTGATGTAGGTGGTGGTATCGCTGGAATAGCTGATCGTCGGCAGCGTCGTGCCGCCGAGGGCTGCGTAGAGGGCCGGGTATGCCGTCTGATCGAAGGTTGAGCCATCGCACGCGTGCCACGGGGCAGCGAGGACGCGGACGGTCGTGAGGATATCGCCGACGTGATAATTCGGCTCCGAAAGCTTCCCAAATGCCTCATTTACCATCGGGTTCGCCGGTGCGTCGCCCGCTCGCCAGATCTTTGCAGCGCTCTGTGCCGTCAACAGGTTCCCGGCTGTAAGCGGCGTCCCGGCTTCCAGCGGTTCGTCCTCCGGACGGATCCATTCGTAGCGCAGCAGACTTCCAGCCGCGTCATATACCCCGTACCGGACAGCGCCGTTCGCAAGATCGTTTGTGCCCTGTCTGTCCTGCATAGTTATTCCTCCAGTGCCTTGATGTAGGCATTGCTTCTGGTGTCCGTCCCGATGGTAGGGATTTCTTTTCCCGCCGCGCTATAATCGCAGTACGCCAGCCCATTCGATGATATGTATGCCGCCTCCCCGTCCGGCGATAGTGCAATACTGTCGACGCTGTTCCCCAGTACATCTCCATATACCGGACCGGATGCTGGAGCGCTGATTGCAATGATCTTTTCCGCTCGATCAGCACTTTCAGAATCGCTTGCGGTTTCTGAAAGCACCAAAAGCCCGTTTTCGTATTTGCCGTTCGTATAGTTGTCGAGCAAGTAGCTATCGGTTTTGTAGGAAACCACCTTCCCGTTTTCCCACGTTGCACCGTAGTCCGCAGAATACCTGTATACCATATATCCGCTATACATCGTGGTTCCCGCGCCAGAGAAAGCAGCGTTCACCAGTGCAAAAAAAGCAATTATATTTGCGCCACAGTGGTAAGCCGACATTAGGGCGTGATAGGTGTACGTCGACGGCTGGTTGAAGGACGGAGTTAATTCTTCGATTTTTACGCTGCTGACTGCCTCCCACGTCGGATTGATCAGGGTTTTTGCCTTTGAAGTCTTCAGTGTGCCGCTGGTGCTACAGTTCAGTTTGTAAAAGCAGTCCTTTTCTTCGGCGTAAAATACAATTCCGCTGATAAAATCTGGGATGCTTACTATTTCCTTTGTTGTTTGGTTTACGTAGCTGGCACTTACTTGTCTTCCCGTGTAATTGTTATAGGATCCGTATTCGCCTCTTACTACGTAGATATACAGAACGTTTGGCGTAATAAACATCTTCAGTCCAGAGCTTCCAGGCAGGCTGCCGCTTGCATATAGCGCAAACGGCGTATCAAGGCTACGCGTTGTGTACACTCCGTTTAACTCTGTGGAGTCTCCGGAAAAAACAGCGTAATAAGTGCCGTTTGCATACTGCACATCCGATATCAGCAAGAGTCCGGTCGGCATATCTGCCTGCTGCGTCCACGTCTCCAAATCGGGCGACGTCCAGAACTTTCTGCCGTACAGGCCGACCCATTCCCCATTCAGATACCACACAGCTACAGGTTGAATATTCGATGTCTTCAACGCCCACGGAAGCGGCGCGGCAGAGCTTCTGAGCACAGAAAACAATTTTGGATACTGTTCCTGCGATACAGTGCGCCCGTCGCACGGGAGCCATGCGTCGGAGAGGTCTGTGCGGGCGGTGATAGCGATGTCGCCGACTTTGGCCGTACCCTCCGAAAGCTTGCCGAGCGCGTCATTCACGGTTGGGTCGTCCGGCTTCTTCGAGCCGGGCCAGATCTTCGCGGCGGTTGCATCGGACAGGAGATTTGCCTTGTTGAGGGGCGTTCCCTCGACGGTGGGCGCGTCCTCGCGCTTGAGGTATTCGTAGTGGTTGAGCGTGCCGTCGGCGTTATAGACGCCGTAGCGGATCGCGCCGTTGGATAAAACCTGTGTTGGCTGCCTATCTTTCATGTGAGTAATCCTCCTGCGGCGCACTCCGCCGCGCCGGTGTGGCGAAAAGATTTTGCAACGTTGACGATTAAGTCTTCGCAGAGCGCCAGAATGCGCTCGATATCATTTGCGCCGGTGTAGGTCAGGCGCGCCAACTGCGGCGCGTCCGGCGTCCTGGCAGGATACGCAAGCGCGTCGCGGATTGCCTGTATCTGCCGTCGGTATGTCTCGGCCTGTGAGGCTACTGGAATGTCCGTGACAGCCCAATCGGTTTTCGCCGTCCACGTGATGCTCTTCCCGCAGATTGAGGCGAGGCGTCCCGCCAGATAATTCAGGGCCGTTCCCACGCGATTAAGATCAGCGGCGTTGTACGCGCCCTTCATCCCGGCCAGCCATTCCGCCTGCTCGGCTGCAGTCATGGCGGCAAAGCCCTTCGCCGCCAGCTTCCGCACCCGCTCCACGTCCTCCTGCGTCCGATTGGTGATGAGGGTATCGATAATCGTGCTCATACACCCACTCCTTTTGTGATTGCGTAAAGGCCCCCGTCGAACGTCAGTGCGAGGCCCGTCTGCACCGCGCTCTCATTCTGTCCGAATGCGTCCGAAATTTTGATCGTGTCGCCGGTTTCAAGCGCCGGGTTGCACCGGTTTTTTACGCTGTAGATTTTGCGGCGGTTATACTGTGCCAGCAGCCATGCGGCAACGCTTTGATAATTTGCTGGGGCCACGCACGGATTGCTGATGCTCTTAATGTTTTTTCCGCTCCCGGCTGTTACCGTTTCGTCGACGCTATCCGAGTAATCGCTCTTGATGTGCAGTTCTACGCAGTCAACCGCTTCCGCTATGCTCACGCCGTCGTAATCATACAGTTCATCCGGCGTTATGGCCCCGCGCACAGTGCCGGGAGACAGCTCCGCAATATGCAGATCCCCAGATCGATCAAACCACACGGAACACATGGCCGCCTGCGCCAGCAGCCGGATCGCTTCCCGGCGCGTTGTTTTTCTGGGAATTGCGGGAACAACTGTTCTTTCTGCCACATTGCCGCCATAGATTACCGTGATATCATAGCCGGTCAGGATGGCGGCGACCGCCGCTTGCAGTTCGCACGCGGTAGCGCTCCCTGATTCATATGTCGCCCGTTCGAGCGCCGCAGCCATATCGTTGCCCACCAGCTGCGCCGTTACGCCGGAATTTGTTGCGGTTACCGAGGTGAAGAAAAATTCCCCGACGTCTACGCTTTCGCCGTTTATGATGCACTTTGCAAGGAGCTTTTGCCCCTCCTGAATCACCGCAAAAATTCCATCCGGATTGAGGATGTTGTATCTGTGATCAGCGTTATCGAATGTAAAGGATATCTGCCTCGACGGGAAAGCATCGCAGGAAACGGACGCTTCCTCCACGATCTGTACATTTGCCATGCTATCGTTTTCATATGTTTCTGTCAGGCCGAAATCGATCTGCCGCAGCCTTGCCCGTGTTTTCGGCAAGTACGTTTTATCGAACTGAAGCGTCAGCCTTGTGTAATTTGCCGCTGGCAGGCTGATGTTCTGCCGAACCTGTGTGATCGCTTTTGTTGCGGCTGCAATCACGGCGTTATCGCTCCCGTATGCGGTTAGTGTGATCTGGGCCGGATACTGCTGCATTTTATCGTCGAACAGCAGCGACCAGCCAACGGTCGACACCGGCGCGGAGAACTTGAATGTGATGGTGCTGTCTAGTTTTGCGTTTTCATCCGAAGCTTTCCCGCTCCACCAGCCTGTTTGCTGCCCTTCAAATCCGTCATTTGGGATATCAATTGTGCCATCCAGCATCCATCGATTCAGCTCCAGCCCAGCAAACTTCCCGGATATGGTTTCGTTTTCGCTAATTGTCTCGCTTGCGCTGGTTCCCGGCGCAGAATCCGATGCTGAAACTGTTCCGTTCTTTTTTGCGGACGGATCAACGAGGTAAAACCTGACGAGCATTCCAATATCCCGGACGGCAGAAAACGGCGTAAATCCACTTGATACCTTTTGCATCAGTCCACCCCTTGCTGCGTTGCGGTGATGGTCACGCCGCACCATTGGGAAACCCCGTCCTCATCGTAAATAATGGCCTTGTATTCCGGCTGACTGAACAGGAAATCCCGTGTTTTGTCGCCATCAACGTCCGGGTACGTCACGCTTAAAACGTGCCTGGAGTTTATCATGCTGCGGAGTTTTCGGAGATCGGCGACAGAAAGCCATCCCGTTGGGATTTTCAATTCATTTTTTACCCCGATGATATCCATAACCGTTTTTCCGGATGCCATTGTCGCGGTTGCGCCAATATCCTTTGGCTGAATCGTGAACACGAGATCACGCAGAAGGGTGACTGTGTTTGTGCCGTCCGTGATTTTAATTCTACGCAAGCGATACACCCCTTTGTACGATCTCGCCCCGCAGCGGATCGAATATTGCTCTTGCTATCGTCTGCCCATCGAGCACAAGGTTGATCTGCATCGGCGTACCGGACTGGTTGTTGGCCAACAGGCCGTTTACGACGCCGACGGAGGACTTTGCCATACCGGACACAGAGAAGGACGTTGTGCCGAAGCTCATCTGTTCTTCGATATCTTTCCGCACCCCGAGCATTTCCCTGTCGAATCCCTGCCCAAGTCCTTCTGCCATGTAGCCGCCGATTCCGGCGAAGACTTTAGACGGGGACGCAATACCGAGGATGCTCTTGACGCCGCTCACAAGGCCATTGACCATATCGCTTACCGTCCGCTTTAGGCTCTCCCACATATGCAGAAATCCGTTTTTGATACCGTCAACGATATTTGTTCCGATGCTGCCCCAATCGTAGCCGAGGAACGTATCTACAATCGATTGGATCAGCGTTGGAATTGCCAGAATCAACTCCGGGATTGCGCTAATAAGGCCCTCAATAAGCGCCATAATGATTTGCGGGCCGGACATGATGATCTGCGGAAGATTGTCAAGAATTCCCTGCACGATTCCGATAATAAGCTTTGGTGCAGCCGCAGTAAGCTGCGGAATGGATTTAATCAGGCCGTCGACGAGCGACATGACAAGCTTTACGCCGGATTCGATGATTTTGGGGAAGTTTTCAATAAGCGCGGTGATGAGATTTGTGATAAGCTTGGGAGCCACCTCAAGCAGCCTCGGGACGGCATCAATGATCCCGTCCGCCAGAGCGAGGATGATCTCAAGCGCCGCATCTACCAAATTCCCGAGATTGCCAGGGTCGGTCAGCGTCTCAGCGATTTTGATGATTGCTTCTGTTGCCGCCGGGATCAATTCCGGAAGCGTCTCCGTAATGCCTTGTACCAGAGAGATAACAACATCTATACCGGTTTGAATGATTTCCGGCAGAAGCTCGACTATGGCCGGGACTAGAATTCCAATTGCCGTCGGTGCAATATCGCCCAGAACGGTAAGGATCTCCGGGAGCGCGGACATAAGCCCGGTAACCAGATTTGATGCGCCCTCAATAAGCGAGGGAAGGGTGGATCCGAGTATGCCCGGAAGCTGCGTGCTTACGGTTCCCAGCAGCGTGGAAATTGCCTCCACAATGCGCGGCAAAAGCTCCTGAATGCGCGGGATCAGGTTATTGCCCGCAACGACAATGGAATCCGTGAAGTTGCCCACGAGAGTTCCGAGATTCTGATCCGGATCTGCAAGGCCGGTCACGAGGTTTTTCCATGCCGCTTTCACCATGCCGAAAGATCCTTGAATCGTGGACGCGGCTTCTTTTGCGGTCGTGCCGGTGATGCCCATTTCAGTCTGCACGACATGGATTGCATCTACGATATCCGCATAGCTGGAAATATCGTATTTGATACCGGAAATTTTCTCCGCATCTTCAAGGAGGCGCTGCATTTCTGCCTGCGTGCCGCCGTAGCCGAGCTTGAGGTTATCAAGCATCGTATAGTTTGCTTTTGCGAAGCCCTGATATGCATTTTGGATTAAAGTCATGTCCGATCCCATTTTGTTGGCATTATCGGACATATCAGTCAGCGCCAAATTTGCCTTTTCTGCCGCTGCACTGGTATCCCCATCGAGAGACTGCAGCAGGGATGCAGAAAAGCTTGTCACCGTCTCCATGTACTCATTCGCAGACAGCCCAGCGGTTTTGTACGCGTTGTTTGCGTACTCCATGACTTTATCTTGGCTATCCTTAAAAAGCGTCTCCACGCCGCCGACAAGCTGCTCATAGTCTGCGTATGCCTGGATCGCCTTTGTGCCGATTGTGCCGATTGCCGTCGCCGCTGCGGTCACGCCGACAACTGCGGCCTTTCCGACAGTTGCAAGCCCGCTCTTTATTTTTTCGCCAAGCCCAAATGTTTTCTTCCCGGTTTCGTCGATGCCCTTGTCGGCCTCGGACGTATCGGCGCCGATTTTTACAAAAAGTTCAAACAGATTCATCTTTGGATTTTTTCACCTTCAATCCGCACCGGCGTACAACGTCGGCGGTAATCTCCTCACAGGTTCGGTTGTCCTGCGGCTTCGGGCTAATAAGATCGGTGTACTTTGTCTGTGCAAAGCTTCCGCCCGCGAATTTCGCTGTGTTTTCCGTGATCGTGCGCATACACTCCGCCGCATAAATGCGAAAGGCTGATTCCTCGTTCTGCCGCTTTATTAAAATCGGCAAAAGGCGAATCAGCCCTCCGGCGCTTATTTTTGGAGCTGCCAGAAGCGCAAGCGTTACGCTTTCGCCTCCGACGCGCACGATTTGAAAAAATCAGTGAGATCTTTGTCCTCTGCCAGTTCCCGGATCTGCCGCATTGTAACGAGAACGTTCTGCTCCAGGATCGCGTCAACTGTCACGCTGTTTACCACAGCCAGAATGCTGAACGCGTCTTCTCTATGCTTTTTCAGGATCAGCGGGATCCACTGGCCGATGCGCTGCACGCCGATTGCGTACCTCTCGCCGACTGTCTGCGGCTTTTCGTCGTCTGTCAGCTTTTTCAGGCTTCCCCTGAGTTCTTCGTCCGACACGATGTTCAGCGCGTATACGCTGATTTCGCAGAGGACATCTGCCGCCTTATCGGTGCTGAATTCCGAAAGTTTCATATCGGCCTCCTATCAGGTTTCTGCCGTACCGGCCTTGATGTACAGCTCATACGGCACAACATCCTGCTTTGAGATCGAGTAATGCGCGGTGTACTCAAACGCCATCTGTCCCTTGCCCTTGTCGGCGGTTTTCAGCTGGAATCCGCCGGTAGAAAGCGCATTCATCAAACGGATTGCGATAAAGCCGCCATTGGTTGCACCGTTCTTGTCAGAGTAGTCGCCGACAAGCCAGATGTCCTTGAAGTCGGCACTGTCCAGGTCGCGGCGCGGAACAACTTTCGTTGCGTCCGTGCCGTCGATGTCCGCCGCCGCCATAAGGGATTTGGCAGATGTGGTCGTCACCGTGACAAACGTTCCGGAACACTTTACGTCCACGTCATCCAGCCGTTTCAGTTCGAGTGTATTCTTTGGGCAATTATCTACATCTTCGCCGTAGTCAGAGTACGTCGGTGTCGCCGCGAACGTAATGCCGCCGGTCGTTGCGCCCAGCTGATTTTCTGGTTCAAACGCACCGGTCGCCGGTGTGAAATCGCTCAGAATTACACCGGCGTTGATTTGCAGCTGCTTGAAGGTATCAGCAGGTATTTTTGTGAATTTCGCCATGAAATCAGTCCTTTCAGTTTGCGGTGATGTACTCGATTGTAATGTTCAAGTACCGCCGCTTGATATTTGCATCAGAATCGTCCCGGACGTTCTGACACCACGGAGATCCGCGCTTGATCCAAATCGCGCCGCCGTCGCACGGCACAAATACGCCGCCGAGGCCGATCGCGTCCGCGATCTCCTGTGCTTTTGCGTTTGGCTCCGCTTCCTGCGTGGTGTAGTACCACAGATTTACTGTCAGGCCGATTTCTCCGCTGTCCCACGCGCCTGTGATCAGTTCATAGGTCAGCCACGGGAAAACGGCGTCGTCCGGCACGCTGGACGCGGGATAGGCCGTCAGGAATTGTGAGAACCACGCGTGCAATGCTTTGTCTTTTGTCATGTTGGCAGTGCTTTCTTTTCAGCAGTGAAGTATTTCAGGGCAAAGCTAGCGGACTTCGGCGTCTGTTTGTCCTTCGGCTCGGACGTGACGCGGTACGTCTCGCCGGTCGTCTTGTCTCGGAAGAAGTCGTTATAATCGATTGGTACGGCTTTTTGCACAAGCACCGAGTAAACGCTTGTCACGCCCTCTTTCTCCGCTCTGCGCGCCTCCATGGACGTGTCAAGTGCCTGATAGTTCATAAACTCCGCGCCATCCGTCCATGTGGTGATATATCCGCCCGCTCCATCCGGTGTGCGGCTTTTTTCGAGCAGCACGCACGGGCGGGCAAAATCATCAAGTAAACTCATATCAGATCTTCCTCCACTGGTTCATGCGCGATTTGAACGTCGTCTGCCATGTCACGGCCCCGCTCGCGGACGTGCTTCCGCTTGATCCCTTCGAGTAGCTATACCCGCCGAAGCTTTCCGAGGTGAACGGGCTTGCTGCTGCGTCGCCGTTTTTCTCCTGCCACGCTCTGATTTCAGCTTCGAGGGCGAGGACAGCAGAGGGGACGGCCATCGGCCAGACAGAGCCGACAAAGGTCTCATCAGCCATCCCGTAATCCGGGTATTGGTGCACACCGTCATTAAAAACGGAGCCTACAATCCGGAAGAATTGCCCTTCTTGCAGGAACGGCAGCGCAATGCTGCCGTTTTCTACTGTGTACGTTCCGCTGATCCGATCCGTTTCAAACCAGTTCCGCAGAACCCCGCACAATTCGGTAAGCATTGCGCTGCCGCCTCCTTACTTTGCCGTTACCGTGGCGTTGCCTGCCTTCTGCGCCTTATAGGTCGCGTCGGCCTCAACAACAGTGATCTTCTTGCCCGTCGCTGCCGTGACATCGGACTTGCCGTCCCACGTCGACCACGTTCTGACGTTCTGGCCGTAGGTGATAGTCTCAGCCGAATCGCCTACCTTGTACTTGTAGACGTTTCCGCTTGCTTCCTTCGCGGGCGTGACCGTGATCTTCGTTTCGCCAGTTGCGGATCCGGCTGCCGAAGTAACGGTCAGCGTGCCGAGCGTCGGCGTTTCGTCGATATCCGCAACTGCGATGCCGTCCTGGTACTCCGCAAACAGGGTGAGCCCCATGATCGCAAAGGACTCGGAGACGGCAGTGGAGTAATTACCCTGCACGTGGAAGCCGACAAGGTTTGTTTCGCCATCAGTTCTGTAGTCAAGACCGGCACGGGCGAAATCGCTGTCAGCCGGGTCGATGTAGTACAGAACGATGTTTTCAACCGGCGTCGCGATCACGCGGCCGCGCTTGATCTCATCGTCGGACAGCAGGAAAACCGTGCTGTAGCCCATGAAATTCTTGATGTACTGGAATCCAAACTCGGTCTGAATGGTGATGTCTGCGCCACCGAGGTAATCGTACAGGTCCATCACGTTCACGAAGCCGACAACGTTTGTCGCGGTTCTGTGCATCTGCTTGAACTTGTTGATGACTGCGCCCTTCGCCATTGCAAGCGCACGCTGCCAGTTGGTTTCGCTGACAGTCAGCAGGCCGGTATTCAGGTAATCGTAGAACCGGTTCGTGACGTTGGTCTGAAGCTCATACAGGAAAGCTTCATCGGTCATCGCGACTGCGACATCATAGCCGTATTCCTTGATTGCCTCGATGGAGACCGCCTTCGCGTACTTTTCGACGTTGATGTTCGCATAGTCCTTCTCGATGACAGTCGCTTTGGAGTAGGGGATTTCTTCGCCCTCACCGACGCTCTGCGCGAGCGTCACGCTTGCGGTCTTGGATTTCAGGACGGTGCCCGGCTGCTTTTTGATGGGGCGCATAATGCCGAGAATGTCGCGCAGGTGCTGCCAGTTCCGCGCAAAGCGGGTTACAAAATCGATTTCACGAGCGGTTACCTGAACGTCGCTCGTCATGGTCAGGTTGTTTTTTGCTGCCATATTATTCTTCCTTTCCGAACAAATTGAGATTTGCGGCAATTGCTGCCTGCCGTTCAGACGCGTCCCTGATTTTGAAGATGTCGTCCCGGCTCATAGCGCCGCCGTTGTTTGCGGGCGGGTCTTTGGTGTCCGCGCCCTTCTGTTTCGTGGTAACAACGAAATCTGCCCACTCTTCCTTGATGGACTTCTTCAAATCATCGGCGTTCTTGATCTTGCCGTCTTCCAATTCAACCGTAGAAAGATCGGTGACCTTCAAAACCGAATCAATTCGTTTTTCGCTGATACCCGCAGACTTCAAAAGTTCCCGATACGCGGATTCTTTCGCGCTCTTGGTTTCCTTCTGCATCTGCTCTCTTTTGTAGTCTTCAAATTCCTTTTTGACCTTGTCGTGCTTATCCTTCCAGCCATCTTCGCCTTTGGCTTTCAGGTTTTCAATCTCCGCCTGTACTCCGGGGAGCTTTTCGGCGTCTGCCTTATACCGTGCAAGGTCGTTTTTCAGCCCGTCGACGGTATCGGTGTGCGCCTCAATGATCGTATCCATCTGCTCTTCTGTAAGCCCCATGCCCTTCAGGAGCTTTCGCGTCAGTGCCATGTTCTATCTTCCTTTCCCTTGTCGGCGGTGCTTTGCCGCGACAGAACAAAAAATGTGGCAACAGTCATTTCTTTGCTGTTACCACACTTATACCGTATATTTATGGCTCTGGGACGCAATCTTTATCCGTTTTTCATCTCATCTTCGACGATTTTCCGGTATTGCGCCGCATGATCCGCTGCTGCGGGCTTCAAATACGGCTGTGCTTTGTTTCCAGCCGTCCAGTGCCAGTTCCCATTCGCATCCTGATACGCCCACGGCGTAGGTCTCCCACCCGGATAATACTTGCCGGTTCCGAGTTCGACGTATGCGGCATATTCCATGTCACTTCCGATGTATGCAGCCGGTTCCCCTTCATCTACGCGGTGCGTGATACTGTTCCTCAGATTGCCGGTGTCCACCGGGCAAAGCCGCTTCGCGTACTTTTCAGCCGTCATGCCGATCTTTTCTAGGGCGCGAATCAGCGCGTTTTTCATATTGTCCTTGATTTCCTCTGAGTTATCGATAAATTTAACGTCCATTTTTCTTTTTCCACCCTGCCCATTCAGCATAGCTCATGTTCTCAATCAGCTTATTCCGTCCGGTCGCCTGGTTTCTGGCGCGGCGCTTGCCTCCGGAGGTGTCAATTCCTTCAATCTCGGATACCAACGTGCAGCGGCAGTTATAGATTTCGGACGGTGGGCCGTTTGGGTCGCCTGGGTAGCGGCAGCCGTTGGAGAACTTTTTGTCGTTGTCTACGATCTCGCCGTCGAGCATGGCGTGGGAGTGGCGGGTTCTTCCGTCGAGCGTCGCCATCCATTGTTTTCTGCACTTGATTCCCATTTTCTCAGCGGCATAATAGGAATCCAGCCGTCCGGCGTTCTGCGCGCCCGTGACGGCTGTGCGTGCCGTCCGGATGGCGCTGTCGCGGTTCATGGTGGTGATACGACTTTGCAGATCATCTGCCATGCCCTTGATGCTTCTGCCCTGTAAGATGGAGCTGGTGACACTGGCGGTTATCTGCTTTTTCCCGTATGCGAGATCAATCCCACGTTTGAGTGCTCGCTTCTCCGGGTAGGATGGCATAAGGCCCGGCTGCTCGGAAACCAGGCGCTTCACAACCCGCTCATCCCAGAGATCGAATCCAACGTCCCCCGCCACCTGCTCGATCATATAGGCTGCTAGGTTCCTGTTCAGGCTGTAAATCCCCGGCGTTGCGTCGTTGATATAGGCGATTGCGGTTGCGTTTGCATTCGTCATTCGCTCTGCGACTTTATCCCTTAGCGCTTCAAACCGCTTCCCGCGTCCAATCTGAGCAGCACGCCACAGCTTGTATTGATCCTCCGAGATCTCCCCAGCGTCCAGCCGCGCCTTTTCCACCGCGTCACGCGCTGCAAATTTACCGAAGTAATCCCTGATCGTATCCGTCAGATCGTTATACGCTTCCCTGTATATCGCAGCAATCCGCTTTTCAAGCTTTGCGAGCTCTGCGTCGGTCATTTTCTGCCCGGCGGTGTTGCTTGTGCTCATACATTTCTATCCGCCTCGCCGAGCACGGCGCAGACGAGCGTAACGATGATGGTCTTGGTGTCCATGGCTATGTACCTTCTTCCGTGATCTTCTTCCACCCGTCCGGGTTAACGGATGGGTTCCAGACGTTGGCGGCGAGCAGGGATTCGTAGAGCTCGTCCTGCCACCAGCCTTTTTCGCCTTTGGAGAATGCAAGGCCGGCGGTGATGGTCTCGGGGATGATGCGGAAGCCCTGCTTGTAGGCGATGTCTTCCCAGAGGGCCGGGGCGGCGTCCGGGGTGTTCTGGGCCGTGTCCCAGAGGTCGGAGGCGGCACGCTTGATGGTGCCGCCCCAGTTGATGCGCGTGCCGGCTTTGACGAGGCTGCCGGAGCCGGTCAGGCGGGTGAAAAGCTCCGGCGCGAGACTCGCGTCGGCGTCAGTGAGACTGGCGGCGCTTTTGACGATATAGGGGCGCAGCGCCCGCGCCCGCTCGGTGTAGGTGCTCATGTTATTCCGCCTCCCCGAGCAGGATCTTCGCGGCGGTTTCCGCATCTGTGAGTGGCAATGCCGCGCCCATTTCATCATAACTGCCTTCTGGCTCAGTGCCTTTCAGCGTATGGTCTGCGAGATGAAACACCATGTCAGAAAGCACCTGATGCTCAGTCCCTTCTTCATCTGTAATAGTCACAGCCATCTTAGCGCAAAATCCTTCTGCCTGATCTTCCTTGCACGGGACATAACAACCGTTGCCGTGCAGTCGGATGGGCACAATACTGTCCGCATACCCGGCAAACGCGCCGTCCTGTTTTACTGCATACATGGCGTCCCTCCAAATTTCTCTTGATAGATTTTCTCCAATCGCTCTGTACTTGCGGTTCTCAACCGATTTTTCCAGTAGCCGTTTTCCTGCCCCGGCCATTTGTCATCCGTAAAGTCTTCACCGCATCCGTTTTTTTCATACCAGCGGTAGAGGCGTTCAAGCATTTCTTGCCGCAACGCGCCCTCTGGTGTGTCGGGCCTGAAATGCGCCCATCCGTTTTCACTGGAAACAGCGCAGATGCAGCGCCCGTCCGCAGCGTAAAGGAATCCACAGTTTTCAGTTACTTTTGTTCCATATCGGATGTTGAAATACCCACCAATGCCATTTCCTTTGTACCGTTTATACGTGGTATAGTCCATACATACCTCCTGCCGCCGAATTATACGCAAAATCCGGGGGCAAAGCCCATCGAGTAGTGCGCACCGTTGCTGGCAACTTCCCCATCAGAATACACATCTACAAAGCTTGTTGTATTGCTGGCGCGTGGAGAGCGCAGCCACCAATGGACTGCTTTGTTCGACTCTCTTTGATCGTATTTTACCTTGCTGTTTCCGGCGCTATAATACGAATACTGCGCCTGTTTGCTTTTTTCGTTCGTATTTCCGTATGTAATGCTTCCGAATACTTCGTATTCAGACAGCAAAAAGAAATAGTCCGTTGTCGCCGTCACTGCGTTTGCCTCGCTGCTGTTGCCCTTGTTGTTTGTATACTTTATCACGGATTTCAGCACTGCACGGAGCGCTGCCGGAATTACCGCAATGATCGTGCCGGAATAGCTTGACAGACTTGTACCGCATAGCTCCGTTCGTGCCTTTGACATATTCCATCCGCCAGAATTCGTGTTGCTGGTATTCATGCGGAATCCGCCTCCGGTATTGTTGTAATAGCTGTCGCATAGCGCAACGTCCGTACCGCCGGACAGCGACGTTTTGCTCAACTGGAAATGAATACAGTTTGTTCCCTCTACGCTGGAATTGTGATTGAATCCGATGATGAACGCATACATCGTGACGTTGGATAATGTCAATGCTCCGACTGTGCCGTTCAGCGTGATTGCTTTGCGGTCTCCTATGCTCCAATAGGACGCTCCATCTCCTGCATCAGATATTCGTTTAATAGTGCTCCACTCATTATCATTTAGCGTTGGACTCGCAAAAAATATCTCCACTGCATAGCTGTCCGTGATAGTAACTATTTTTGTGTCAGAAGTTTTCCCGTCCAGCGTAGCAGATACGCTCCATGTTCCGATCTCCGGAACGATAAGTGTACAGACTCCGGTGCTGTCAGATGTTCCGCTGATCGTTTTGGAGCCATTTGTCGCCGTGACGGTCGCACCCGCGGATACCGTTACGCCCAGTTGCGGAACGATCCCGGTTTGAATCGTACCGACTGCTGCGGCAAGCCCTTCGATGGTCTGTGCCGCAGGGGATGTGCCGCCTTTGGCCTCCACTGCGTCATACGCCGCGCCGACTGCCGTGATAATGCGGTCGATCTCTGTCTGTACGCTCATGTCTGTTCCTCCTTTAAATCGCAGCGAGGGCGTTTTCGATGTCGTCTGTCATGCTGACGGTGCCGCCGGAGGTATAGCCTGCGGGGATGTCTACGCTGGTCTGCGTGAGGCCGTCGATGGTCTTTGCAATCGCGCCGTTGTTGGCCATGGTGCCCTCGACCTTGCTGCCGTCGGCAAGGACGATAAACTTTCCATCCAGCACGTCAGCCGCTCCGGCAGTCACGCCGGAAACGTCCTTGTACTTGTCGGGAATCGCTCCGACCGCGACTTTGCCGAGGACTTTGCCCTTTGTGGGCGTAATGTCCTGCGCGGCCTCGGCAGGCGTGACGGACTTGTTTTCCAGCACGACGGATACCTTGCCCGCGCCGGAGTGCTTGCCCGCCGGGACGGTGTATTCCTGATTGCCGGCCGTCGCGTCCAGGACCTTTTCGACCGCGCCGTTGTCCGGCATGGTGCCAGCCTGCGTTACGCCGTCTGCATCGATAAAGACTTTATTCGCCAGCACGTCAGCGGGCGCGGCGGTCGTGGCGGAGACGTCCTGATAGTTTTCCGGGATCGCGCCGACGGTCACACCGGACAGGCCGTAATAGCCCTGATCGGGCGTGACGGCCTGCTGCTCCTTCGTCGGCGTTACCGACTTGGCTTGCAGCTGGTAGTTGCCGCCGCCTCCGACGCCCTTTACCGTTCCTGTGCCGTCGTGGTAGCCCTTCTGGACGGTATAGCTCTCGCCCTCCTTGACCTGCGCGTCGACCGCGCCGTTATTCTTGATGGCGGCGGCCTTGTCGGCCAGCGCGCCGAGCTTGTCCGTGCTCGCGGCAAGGCCGAGGCCGACGAGCCATGTGCGCAGCTTGTTCCGCGCGGTCTGCAATCTTGTAATTTCAGTCTGTGTGCTCATAAAACCCTCTCCTTAAATCGTCGCGAGCAGCGCGTTGATGTTGCCGACCTCCGCAAACACAGCGGCGGACGTTACGGGCTTGGTGTTGTCCTTTTCGACTGCGTCCGCCGTATCGACGGACAGGGTGTTGGTTTCGGCGTCCAGCTTGAGGCCGGGGCCGATGTTGTAGCCGCCGCCGGAGCCGCCGTCAGCACGCACGGAAACGTTAAAGGAAACGTCGATCGGATCGCGGTTCTTGAGTTCAAATTCAATGCCGCCCATCACAACACCGCCTTTGAAAGCGCGTGCGCAACGTCGATCTGCTTGATCTCCGAGCCAATCACGTCACCGCTCTTGAATTTCACGCGCACCTGCATCTGGCAGAGTTTCGGGAGCCGAAAGGTCTCCTGCTGGGTGAGGGGAATGTGGAACTTTCCATCCGAGTATTCCGCGTCCCCCGGATAAATTTTTTTGAAATTGAATAAAGTGAACTCAACCGCCTTGATATCCGCAATATTGATGGGGGAACCGTTGTTTTTGATTGTAACATCGAGGCTGTACGCATCACCCTGTACCATGCTGCTCATACGTCTATTCCTCCATATCTTTCGTGGAATATCGCTCTAATTCTTCCGCGCTTTTCCTCTTCAAAATGTTTGCAATTTCCTCCTGCGTAAGCCACGGCAGCTTGCTCAGAATCGTTTCGTCGTCAAGGTAGCTCGCAGCAAGCAGCACCATCTGCGTCTGCTCCAGCTGGTTTACGATCTTCGAGCGCGTAAATGTCGGATCATCGTCAATGCCGATCAGTGCAAAAAGCTGATACAGGAAATCACCGACGCAGTATTCGAATTCGTCGACCTTGTTGTCCATCTGCTGGTATGCCGCCGTGATCTCGGTCGCCGTCTTTTGCCCGCCCTGTATTTTCGTGGTGTCCAGCATCTGAAAGTCCCTGTAAAGATCGTCGCTGAGTCTGCTCAGCAGCGCTTCCCGCGCCTCGACTGGAATCGTAAGCGTGTGGGCCTCCGCCTTTGCGCCGTCGTCGTCCACAAGGCCGACTCCGAGCCGCCGCATAGTTTCTTTGAACCGCGCCATATCGATTTCGTCCATGCCGCCTGCGTTGGAGATCGTCCAGTAGATAATCGATGCGTCATCTACGGTATCCGCGAAACCGGATTTGATCAGATCATAGCAGTCGATTGCCTCGCGTTGGCCAACAAGCTCGGACTGCCGGGCGCGATTGCCGTACATGGGGATGATCGGGAATCCGGGGTAATTCTGATACTCCAAGATTTCTGTTCCGTCCACCTCAGACGAGGCTTCGACGGAGATATAGCCGCGTTTCGGTGCTAAAATCTCCATCTCTTTCCCGCTCCTGCGGATGAATTGTGTGAATCCGTCCGGCTCGTACAGTGTCGCTCGCAGCGGCTTGTTCGCCGCTACCTGCCAGAACCGAATACCGGCGCGAAGCGATCCGTTTTCCTCATCCAGCAGCGGCACAAATTCTAGGGCCGTGAACACTTCCAAATGATCGAGGTTCCAGAAGCCATAGGCCACGCCGCCGACGAGCGCCGAGCGCGCCAGATCCTGAATCTGATTGTCAAATTTTTTGCCGAGCCGCTTCTTGTTCTCGGCGTTTTTCAGTATCACGCCGTTGCTGAGCAGATACTGTGTTTCCTGCCGCATGAAAATCGGGAAGAATGCGCTGCGGAGCTTGTAATTTGCGCTATAGTTGTCCGGGATAGCCTTCCCGGACAGCGTATAAAGCAGTTTCTGCACGGTAATGATGGTAACATTTCGGTGCTCGTCGTATTCCCGCGCAATTTTTGCCTGCTGGTACAGATCCGAGTTTTTAAGATCGTTGATCGCCGCCAGAACAAATTCCATTCTGTCCCGATCCGATTTTTCGGCGACCTCTAAAAAATCCTGATATGTTTTCATGCTTCACCTTCTTATCTCGCCAACTCCGGCACGAAGATATGTTCCTTAAATGCCTTTTTCAGCACTGTCATCGCCATATAGCGAACCTCATCCATCGCGTGATCATTTTCCTTTACAACCCGGTCGCTTTCACTTTTTTCGTCCCATCGATACAGGCCGAACTCCCGGATTGTGTTCTCGCAGCTTTCATGAATCTTGATTTTGCCATTTCGCAAAAAATCAGACACAGTTCGGATTCCATTCATAACGTCATTGTCCGCGTGCCTGACCTTGAATCTGCCGCGCCTGCGCAGCGCCTCGATAAAAGACGCCGCTGACGGATCAACGACAACGGCCCGAATCGTTTTTTCTCCGGCCAGCCTCTCAACCATATCGCAGTATTCCTCATCGGTCTTCTGCGCCCTTGTCTCACGTCCGCTGTAATAGATTTCTGCGATGCGCACAGCGGACCTCTTCCCAACGCACCATAACCCGGCAGAAAACGGGTTCAGCGTGCCATAGTCTATAGATATATAATAATCTCCGGTGTCCGGGGTATCCTGCGTGATGCAGCCATCTCCAAACATCGGATATACCAGTCCTTCGGCACGTACCCAGAGGCCGAGAATGTAGCGGTCGTAATAAACCGTCCCTTCGTATTCTTTTTTCAGATTTTCTTTAAAAGATTCCGGCAGGAACGGATTGTCGTCTATTGTGTATGTCTGGCTGAAAATGTCCGCGTTGCTATCAAGGAATTTTTTCAGCCAGTGGTCGGGATATTGCGGATTGAACGTCCCATCAAAACAGGAGTATTCCTTATCAAGACGGCTTTTTAGCAGCGCGAAGACTTCTTCCGACCAATCAGCTACTTCGTCCCCATAGCAATATTTAATCGACGCACCGCGGATCTTTGACACCTGAGAAACCTTTTCCGCACCGAGGCAATAGCACTTTTCCCCGAAAATCCACGCTGTGTTGTCGCTGGAGATTGTTCCGACGAGCATATCGCCATACAGGTTCCGCATCGGCTCCAGCACATTTCGCTCAATCGTGGATTTTGTTACGCCGAGAATGACGGCCAGACCATCTTTTCCGATTCGCTCACGAATCCGGATCGGTATGATCCATCGAAAATCGAGGTAAGTCTTCCCGCTTCTGGTGGCTCCGCCCTTGAAGTTCCATCGATGCGTCCCGTATTTTACAAATTCACGTTGTTTCGGACTTAACAGCATCTTGGAACTCCTTCAGCATCAAATCAAGCTTCTCCATTGTCGTCCTGTTGCGGTCGGAAGCTGCCGCGTATCGCTTCATGAGACTGTCACCGGCTTTCAGCCGGTCGGACAGCGATGCGTCCATGCCGAACTGGTCTTTGACCTCCCCGCGCATGACCGCAGTGTAAAATTTCAGAATTTCGTTTGAATCCGCGACCTGCGCAGCCTCTTGTTCGTCCAGCCTGCGCTTTATATACGCAGAAATAGCTGGTTTTGATAGGTTTTCTGCCGCAATCACTCTGCATGATGTTTCTTTGTACCCGGCCTTTTTCGCTGCTTCTGTTGCGTTCCCGGATTTCAGATATTCTTCGCAGAATCGTCTCTGCTTCGGCGTAAGCCTTTCATTCGCCATCGCTGTAAAGCCCGGCCAGCAGTTTCACCACATCCGCAATCTGGTACGTTTCCAGCAGAGTGACGTTCTTCGGCTTTTCATCAGGTCGATATTCGTAAACCATGTATTTCGTCACCATCCTGTCATTTTTCGCGGAATAGGTCTGCACTTGATTGATTTTTATTTTGATTCCGTGGTACAAGAGCGCTGTTTGCAGCTTGTGTGCAAGGGCGCGCAAACTCGCCATAGCCGCTCCTTTCTTCCTCATTCTTTCGTTCTCGTGTCTCCGTGTGTGAATAAATATATTTATTCACACCGGAGAACACGAGAACAGGAGGAGGAGGTTTCCGCAGAACGCTGCGGCGCCGATGAAGAAGGGCGTAGAGTTGATCTCTACGCCCTTATAGTAAATGTTAAATTTGGCTCTGGGACGCAGACTTTTTCACAAAAGCCCTCTTTTTTGCCCCACAAGGCGAATAAATTGCCTGTGCCACTCCTGCGCAGTGCGTTCGGACACATAAACCGCCATCGCAGCGCCCTGTAAGGTGTGTGTACGCTTCCAAAGAACCAAGTCTATGAGCCGGAGTCGCTCCGCGCCGTCAACGAGCTGTTCCGTCTCCGCGATTGCATCCGCAACGGCAGCGCGCTCGGCCTTCGTCATCAGCCCGCCGCCCTTATAGCTGCGGATCATCCATTTTGCATAGGCCCACCAGCCGTATCGCGGCGTGCTCATTTGAAAACTCCCGCGTCTTCATCGTCGTACTTTGCGCCCTTAATCTGTTCCATCGTCTACGCCCTCCATCATGGCCTTGATTTCTACGGCATTTGCCTTGATAGTGTCCAGCACGATATCGCTCTGGATATGGTGGGCAAACACGGCCTTGTCCTGTGCGTTCGCATTGTAGTAGCCCGTAAGCGTATTGCCCGCTGCCGTTTTTGCCACAATCGCGATTGCAAGCGGCTTGGATTTATAGAGCGCTTGCAACGCCTTTTCCAGCCACGCCGCATATTCCTGCTCTGTGATCCCGCTCATCAGTAATGTTGCCTCCCTTCGCGCTTTGCGCGGTTCGCATCGTGCAGCGTCCGCATACAGCCCCTTGTTGTTGCATATCTCGCCGCGTCCTTCGATTGCTCCTGCTTGTATCTGTCCGCCTCCCGGCGGAATGCTATGTATCGGGTGCAGTCCGTGTGACAGCCGGTGTGCCTGTCCGCACAGCCTTTGCACGGAGCCTGCACCGGTGTAAGCCCTAGATTTCCTTGCATTCGTCCACCCTCACGCATACGCGCTTGCCGTTTACCGCAACGACGTAGCCCGTCCGGTTTGTCCTGTATTTGTATTTCTCGGCAGGATAGATCCGCCCGCAGACAGGCCGCATTTCCGGATATACCGGGATCGAGCACGTGATCAGGATCCGCACGCGCTCCGCCCGGCCCATCACAGCGTCCCTATGTGCCGTCCATGCGCACGCCTCGCTGCAAAAATTGTATTTTGCCTTGTACTTCGACGGTGCGCGCATAAACGTCTTCCCGCAGGCATCGCACGTCAGCTGCATCGGCGGTCTTGGCGGCTTTCGCTTCACTTTGCTCATGGCCTCCACCCGGAAATCCATTTTGCCTTCTCCCAGTCCGTCAGCGTGCAAAACTTGATATAATCCGGCAGATCCGAATTGAGAATCGCTTCTCTTATCAAAAGCGAAACAAACACGGCAGCCGCAAATAAAAGCAGCATTTCAACGAATTTTTTCACTTACAACTTTACCCCCTTGATGTACTTGTCAAAATACGTCACGGCGACAGCCATCGCCGCCCACATATCCGCAGAGAAGCCGTAGAAGAAACAGGGGTCTTTCTTCGTGCCCTTGCCGAAATTCGTCTGTCCGGGCGCGTAGCGGTCTACAAGCGCCTGCCGAATGTTTGCATCCTTTGCACTCAAGCTTCCGCAAAGATCAAGTTTTTCTTCGCGGCGGTATATCCGTATTGGCTCGTAGCCTCCCGACCTCAACGCTATTTCCCAAAACCGTCCAATCCATACGCAGGTGTCAAAAACTTCCTGCCCGACCGTCATTCCCATTCCAGCAATCATCTCGATTGCAACATCCATGCAGTTTGCATAAAGCTTCCGATCAAGCATATCCGTCACTGCCGGGTTCTCGATCTTCCCGGCCTCCAGCACGCGGCGAATTTCTTCGCCGTCGTGCTCGACCAGCACATAGCCGGATTGAATATTGCCGGGGTCAATCGCCAGAATTGTGCCCATCAGGCCACCTCCTTTGTTCAAAGTCTTTGCAGTCCTCTCCGGAAAAGCACATCCGTTCCAGTTCTTCCTCGGAGAACCGTTCGGCCTTGTGCTTCAGGCACCGATACGGGTAAACGTAGTTCTTTCTGTATTCCAGATTCTTGCAAGTTAAACAGCAATCCTGCATCAGCTTCCCTCCTTTCGCGCTGCCGCGTGCAAAACGCAAGCCTTTCATACTATCCGTTTCGCGCAATACGGGCAAAACTTATATTCTGCCGCTTCGCAGCAGTCCATAAGTTCACCGCAGGCGGTGCAGCATCCGTCAATGATCTGTGTGGTTTCCGCTTCCAATGCAAGATACGCAATGGCGAGCAGTCGGCTATGGTGGCGTAGCGTATGCTCGTCTATGTGCTCTGCGGCCTGCTCGATCGATGCGATTGCTTCTTTCCTGATATCCGCGCCCTCGCCCAAGTCGTCTGCGTAGTGTTTGAAAATCTCTTTCAGATTCATCATGCGCCGTTCCCTCCATCCATCTTCGCGCCGCATAGTCTGCAATAATAGCTGTCGTTAGATTCTGCGTTGCCGCATTCACTACAAGTGAATACACCGTCTTCATGGTGAATCCACCGCCCATGTCGCACCTCCGCAACGTCGGCAGTGCGCTGACGAAGCAGGAGCGTTTTCACCCGCTGAGGTGTCCAGTTCGGATTTTCCGCGTTGCAGGCTTCAAAATCTGCCAGCGCCGCCTCGCGGCTGATGTAATCACTCATCATTTACCCTCCGGTTCCATGCCTCAACCGCTTCAATGTATGCGTTCGTGTTCCATGCTGTTTTCAGGGCGACGGATGTCCCGCATTTCCTGCATTTTACTTTAAGAACCATAATCTTCTTCCCGAAATTACATGAACCGCCTGTTTCTTCAACTTCACCGCCGCAGAACGGGCACGGTTTCAGCTCAGCCATCCTTCTTTCCCTCCAATCCCCATTCCTTCAAAACCATATCCCTGCGCACCATGCAGGCAGCATTTGCCGGAAACACAAACGTCTCATCCGTAGAACATCGTGCATAGTGCTCGCAGTGAAAGCATTCTCCCAGCACCAGCGCGGCCTGAACACCAAGTCCCTCGGCCTGCTTTTCCGGCGGCAAATCCTCCATAAATGCCGTACAATACGTGTCAGCCATCTTTCCGCGCCTCCATCTTCTCGAAATAGAACTCTATCGGTTTTTCGTTCTCAATGATGTTTCCATACACGATGCCGACCTTGTAGATGTAGTTCTCCCTGAGTTTGTGCGGGATCTCCTCGATATAGCGCCGGAATGTCTCCAGCGTGTTTGCCCTCTTGTAGTGGTTACACATCCGGCAGGCAGGCATAAGGTTGGAAATATCGTCCGTCCCTGCGTTTTCGGCGTTCCATGCACGTTTCGGCTTGAAATGATCGACTTGCATATCCTTGTAAGCGATTTCTCGCCCACAATACGCACAGTGGCCGTCATACTTCGCATAGACCGCTTCCCGTGTTTTCCTGCTGAAACTCATACTCCGTCCACTCCTTCAAAATACCGTTTCCGTTCTTCCTGCGTAGGCCAGTCTGGGTCGAGGCAACGCTTGCGGCGGTTCCGTTTCCATCCGCTGTAAATCTTCGCATCGCGCCCGTCGATGGTGTACCCAACGCCGCGTTCTGCCCGGTTGTGAACCAGAAGTGGTCGCGGATAATTCGGATTTCTTGCCCTCAGAACCTCATACTCGCCGACAGGTTCTTCGAGTTTCCAGCCACTTTGCTTCAAGTATGCTCTGAGGTCGGACAGCATCCCGTGTCTGACCGTCAATCTGTTCTTCATCTGCTACTCCATTTCCTGCAAAGCCTTCTCGGCTTCTTCGCGGCTAAAAAATACGGTTTTTCCTATGGAACTTTCCACGCATGGGCAGAACGGGTACGTTTCAATGTCCCACCGTCCCTGTATTGCGAAGTATTTCATGCTCCCGACTCGGTGCTCGAAGATTTCTCCGGCAAACACTCTGTATAATTTATCGCCGACTTTGCACGGCAGCACGACCACGCGCCCGTCCTTGTCGGCCTCGGCAAACTCTTTCAACCGTCCGACCGTCATGTTTTCCGCAGCCTGCGCGAAATCCCACAGATGCCAGGCATTTTCGCCCAGCTTACGCAGCATCTCCGGTGTCCATCCCGTATCCTCGTAGGCTTTCAGCCGTCCGTACAGATCGCGGGCCATCTTGCGGAAAATATCCTTTCCAAAGCCGTTGCTCGTTGGGCCGTTGATCAGCACGTTGAGCGTGCTGTCCCGGGACTGCTTCCAGTCGATTTTCTTGCCGCCAATCGCGGCGTGCAGAAATCGGTCGGTATCCGGGTCTACGTTGATATTAGGACTTGTCAATCGTTCCATATCTCTTCCTCCACATACCGCCAGCTCTGCGGCGGGCGGGTGATTGGCACCGGTTCTGCTCCGAATTTTGTCTCCCGCAGGCCGGTAAACTCCCACAGATCGCGCGGGTGATCGTAAATTCTGAGGTTGGAAATGTGCCATCCGTAGCCGACGCCGCCGTCCAGATACTTCTCCAGCTCGTCTTTTGTCAGGCAAGCATCCGCAAGAAGCGTATCAAGTGGTGTGCAGTCCATGTTCCAATCGCAGATGCAATATTTCGGCGGTTCACAGATTGCTCCTACTCTGACGATCCTTTCAAAAATGTTGTCGCATACAAACTCGCCGATAACCTTTTGCCGCTTACCCCATAAGCCAGTGGTCGGCGCTTTTTCCGTCTTTATGAAAACCGGCTTGCCGTGATACGTCTCTCCATAATTCTCATCGCCGTCTTTCATAATGGTGAGTAGCTTTTCCTCCGGTTTTGTGCAGTAGATATAGCACTTAAACGGCATATCCATCTTTGGGCGCGTCTTGCGCACCTCGATGGTCTTCTGCCCGGCCATGATCTTCTCACACCACTCCGGGCGGATGCTGATCAAAACAGCTTTACTCATGCTTGCCTCCTCCCTCCGGTGCTTCCGGCAGCGGCATCCAATGGGTGATTTCCACTGCCTCGTCTACAAGATCAATCTCATCTTCCCCGTATTCTGCCAACAGATCGAGGACTACAGGAGAATCCCAATACCATCTCCCTCTGTAAAAGCACGCAGTATCAGAAAACGGAACGCCCTTTATTTTTTTGTAGTACGGCTCTGGTTCTCTGTTCACCCACACCACGTTTACAAGTGTTCGTTCCTCCGGCGGCCGCTCCGTCACCGGAATCCACCGCTGTTTCTCCCGCAGCGCCGCGTTCTCGGCGGTCAGACGCTCGATGAGGTCGGCTGCGTCCGGGCCGACCTTATCAATGTCGCAGCTTGTCCATGTATCCGTTCCCAACTTCTCTTTGAGTTGCCCGTTCAGCTGTTCTTTCTTCCAGTATGGGCACTGCTCGCAGCTACTTGTATGGTCGCCCGGTGTAGACGTGCACCGCAGCGCCTGCACGATTTCCTTGTCTGTCATGGCGTTACATCCTCCCATGTAATTTGTCCCGGAAGTTCGGCCTGCGGTGTCCCCTGCATTCTGGTCTTTTCCTGCTCCCGGCGCATAGCCTTATACTCGTTGTACTTCGCGCGATACCTGTAGCTGTCGCCGAAGATCGCCCACGCTGCCTTTACAACGTTCGGCTCATACGGGCGGATCAATTCTAGATCCGCCGCAGCTCTGGCAGAGATCGCGCAGCCGCAGCAGCCCGTTCGCTTGAGGCCGTAGACTTCGTAAGCATCCGAATATCGGATGCCGTAGTAGTCCTTGTACCACTGTTTGTCCGCGTCGGAGACGTAATACAGCGGCCTGAGGCGGAACTTTCCCGCCGCCGTCTCGGTAAAACACATCGTCGAGCTGTCGCTGCGCGGCACGGAACGCATTCCGCCCTCGTCGCGGCGCTCTCCGGTAATCACCATATCAAACTGCTTTTCAATGGCGTGTGCGGGCTGCTTTTTGCAGATGTCGCAGCAGTGGTTGCTGACGCGGAACGGGATCGGATTTTCCTTGATGAAATCAAGCATATACTTTGAACTGTTGATAACAAGCTGGATATTCGGGCGCGGTTCGCCTGCCGAATTGCAGCAGCAGATGAAATTGATTGCCTGCTCACAGCCCGGATATCGGCTTTTCAGCTCCTTCCGCTTCGCTGCCTTGTCTCCTGCCTGATCGTATTCATCCGCGATGGTGAGCGGAATGTTCTTTTTTTGCACGGCTTCCAGCCCAGCAGACATGATCTTTGAGACGAACGGCTGCCCGTATTCTCTCGTCGCCTGCACAATGTTCTTCTTCGGACGGACAGTCTGGATCTCCACGCCGTACAGCTCTGCCGTTTCCCGGACGTGTCGCCGCGTTGCCTCCATTTCTAAGCCGGTTTCGAAGAAGTAATACTTGATCGGCGGCAGGCCGAAGATCTTGCGGGCCGTCTCGATCATGTGGATCATGATGTCGCTATCGCTGCCGCCAGAATAAGAGCACATCGCATTCGGATGCTCCCGCAACCGCTTTGCAATGATACTTTGAATCGCCTGAAACTTCGCAGGCGCGTCGAAATCTGCATACGGCGGACGCTGCGTATAAACGCTGCTTCGGAACTCGCCGTCTTTCGTGGCTCTCACTTTTCCTCCCTCCCCGGTGTAAGCTTGGCCAGCATGATCTGCCCCAGATCCGCAACGTAGACCAGCCGCCCGCGGCTGTACACCATCAGCTTCTCGCCCTGGATTTCCATCCGGTCGGCCTCGATGTTCGTCAGATCGTGGCAGCAATCGCAAACAAATCTCATGTCTTATCCTCCTTCCTGAATACCACAACCATACTTGGGAAAGGAGCGCTGTTTTTGCTCCCACCAAATTTTAGACGCCCAGCGATAAAGCGGATCTCTCTCATCCCGTATATGTACCGATGGAACCACCGCGTATCTGTTCTTGCAGGAAGCAACATGACTACTGTCGCTCCATTTTCTGCGGATTCTGCCGCTTTTTGTACCCATTTCCCGATCTCGCGGCCATACGGAGGATTGCACCAACATACACCGGCCCATTCTTGCACGAGTCCGTCGTCATCAGGTGTAAAATATCGTGCGCATTTTGCGTTTTCTGGAATTGCGCAGACATCTGTCTCAAATGCGAACTCTTCGTTTAGTTCGTCAAAAAAGCCCTGTGGCGTCGCCCACAAGTCGGTTTCGCTTGAAAACATCAAGTCTTTGTTCATGTCTTATCCTCCTTGTTTTCCGCAAGCATTCGCTCGACCGCCTCCAGCTGGAACGCATCAAGTTCGTCCCCGTGGCGCTGCACGCCTTGCTGCAATCGGGCAGCGCCCTTTGACACCGGCCCCATCACCCTGTCCACAGCTGCACGTTCCAGCGGGTTCAGCTCGTCATGGTGTCCCTGCGCGCCGTAGCCGGGCTTTGCAGCGCGGCCGAGCGCCGCAGGGCGTGTGCTGGCCTCTTTCAGCCAGTCAAACACGATCCCCTTGTAATTTGCGGCCATAGAGCGGGTTATCACGTCGACCATTGCAGCCTCGCCATATTCCTCTGCGGCTTTCGTGATCTGCGTAACAAGGCTTTGCAGGCCGACAGGCTTATACTCCTCCCGCCGTTCTCCCTTGTATGCCACCCATTTCTCAACGGATTCGCGCAGTGTGGGGGGAAGGGGGGAAAGAATACTGTCCTTGTCCTTTTCCTTTTCCTTTGTCCTTTTCCTTTGTCCATAGCTTTTTTTGCTTTCCTCGGAAAGCATTTGCTTTTTTTGCTTTTCGTTGCTTTCATCAAAAGCATTTGCTTTTTCGGATTCAGGCCGACCGCCCTGCTTTCCTGCCTCGCTTCTGGACGCGGAGATGGCTTTTTGAGCCGATACGGATTCGTCAATGTCCCGTCGAATCGCAGGCCAAATGAAACGTTCACTCCCGCTGAACTCTGGCTCTGCTCCCGACTCGCGATAATCCATCGCAGCCAGCACCAAGCGCCCCACCTCAGCAGCACTGTACGCCTCGAAATAGCTCCTGTAACTCAGCCACAGCTTGACGTATTCCTTTTTATCTCCCATCCGTCAGCCCTCAGAACGGCAGGTCGTCGTCGCTTTCGTCAAGCTGTTTGAACTCCTCTGCGCTGGCCGGTGCAGCCGTTACAAAGGATTCTGCCTTGCTGGGCTTGAGATACTGGATACAGTCGCGCGTCACACCGTCATTGCCCTTAAACGGCTCCATGTGCAAAATGCAGTTGCGGCCTACCAGATCGTCAAGTTCAAAATCTGTGCCCGGCTCAATGCCAAGCGCGTTTGCATACTTGCCGATCTTGTCGGCGTCGTACTCCCCGGTGTCGCGGTCAGGCCAGAAGTTCTTGAAGATATGCTTTTTCTGGTACTTCTGTTCAACGTCCTCACGGACAACGAAATCGAACTTGATACATTCGTTTCCGTTCTTCGTTACGCTGTAACCGCACGATTTCAAATAGCACTCATAATCGCCAGCCTTCATCAGACCGCCATCATTCTTTACTGCTTTAAATCCCATCTATTTTGTCCATCCTTTCAGTGTTCATTTCCCAATGGGTAAAATAATCGTTGATATAACCGTTTGCCAAAAGCCAGTTGATAAAGCATGAAATCGTATCTTCGATAGGCTCGAAATCGCCGCGCCGGTATGTTTCCGTATAAGTGCTTGTTCCGTCGAAGATCAGATATGCAAATTTCGACGCGCCGGGTAGCAGATGCAGATACATCGGGTGCTGCGGACTGTGCAGATACTTGCCGTATTCGTACCGCTGCACGCGCTTGATATCGTAGATGATTCCGGCCTTTACATAGTCGCAGACACCGTAAAGCTGGAACTCCAAGCCCGCCACACGAAGCCGCCCGGCAACCGGCACTTGCGGTTGACCTCCTGTACAGATACGGGAAAACTTTGCTACAGCCCGGTCGTATTTCTCGCTGACAGGCTCAATCGGTACGCCCGCAACCGTGCTGTTGATTGCCGCCTCGAAGTCAATGCCAGCCTGCATCGCCTGCGTTGTTTCCTTCTCTTCACGCCGAAGCGTGGAGAGGAAGGAGGACAGCGCCGCGTCTGCATACGCATCATCCGCATCAAGAAAGTGCTTCCAGCTGCTCAGCAGGCTTTGTGTCAGCCAATACATAGGCGTTTTTCTCCTTATCGTATTTCAGGCCGAGTTCCCTGCACTTGCGCTTGAACTCTGCGCCAAGCTCTGCGGCACTGGTCAGCGAGTGTTGGAGCTTTGCCAGCTCTTCGCGGGCTCTCAGCGCCGTTTCTGGGTCGCAGACAAGGGCGATAAACGCGTGTCCGGCTTTCATTGCCGTGTCGTAAGCCGCTTTCTCACCGCTGTAGATTGCGGCCTGCGCATTGATATCCTCCTGCGCCTTACGGAACAGATCTGTTAGGAACGTGGACTTCTGGCCGGGCTTGAGTTCCGGCAGCTGCATCACACCGCGTACACCGAAGCAGCCCTTTGCGAAGTATTCGTCCGTCGGTGTAAAGCCGATCATGCGCTTGTTGCCCATCATGAACATATAGCCACCAAAGTCCGCAGGCGTCCAGACGATATCCTTCGCGCCGCCCTCGCAGGAAAGGCGCGTCTGGATGGTGTCGCCCTTCTGCTGTTCCGTCGTGTGGAACACCACGATCAAATGCTTCCGGTCTTTTGCGCGGATCTGATAACACAGCCGGTCGAACTCGGATTTGATCACGCCGTACATCGCGCGCCCATCCTTCGCGGCCTTGCTGTCCTGCTTCTTTGCCCAGTCCTTCATCAGCTGTACCAGCATACCGCCGGTATCGATCACGACGGACTCAGCCGCCTTGTATTCTTCGGAGTCCATATCGCCAAGCATTTCTTCGTAGGATTCCACCACAGACGTCACGCCGCGCTGCTCCGGCCTGACGCGGGCAATGCCATTGTCCGTGTCGAACAGAAACGGCTTCGGGGCCGAAAGGGCCAGCGTTGTCTTGCCCAATCCGGGCTGCCCGGAAATGATGCACATAAACTTCTTGTTGCTGAAATCGAGTTCAGCGGGTTTCTTGATTGCCATTTACTTAACCTCCACAAATTCACCGTTCTGCATCCGATACCAGGTATCGGCCTTGATCTTCTCGCCGTCAACGATTGCAGCCTTGACGGCAACAATCGGATACGTCTCTCCGTCCCATTCGCCTCGCTCGACGCAGCAGATTGCGCAGCCAAGCGCGCCCATTGCCTTGCATTCGCGGCCGGCCGCGAGCGCCACACCGGCTTTCCCTGTGGCGGAGGCCGCGCCCCGATCGCCCGTGGCGGAGGCTGCGCCCTGATAGCCCGTGGCGGAGGCCGCGCCCTGATCGCCCGTGGCGGAGGCCGCGCCCTGATAGCCTGTGGCGGAGGCCGCGCCCTGATAGCCTGTGGC